CTCGTAGTCTTCATTCTTAGAATCCAACGTGAGATTGGTTGAGTCTGCCAACTTTAGAACGTATGGCAACACGTTCGAGCCCACACCTTGCTTGATTGCTGCAAGTTGTAAGTTGCTCTCGATTCTTGTTTGAAGGGCTTGAGCTTGAGCCACTCGAAGCTCTTCTTGAAGGTTTGCCACATCAGGTTGGGCGGAGGCTTTTTGACTTTTAAAGCTTGAGATAGCTTGAGCCATCTCTTCCCCTGTCAAGCCTTGGTTCTTGAAATAGTTCTTCAAGACCGTATCCTCTGCGACCTTTTGCTTGCCTTCCACGATGCTCGCAATCTTCTCATAATCAATCTCTGGAGTACTCTGAGCGGGATTGTTTGAGCTTGCTTGCGGATCCTGTGTTGTTGATGTCCCAGCGTTTGCCGATTCATCAAAGAAAAATATTTTGCGTTTGAACATTTTCATGTCCCTCCTTCTCAGTTTTTAGGGTGTCTCCCTTTTTTCAGTTTTGTGCTCAGGTGTCTCCTCGTAGTTTCAAGTCTTCGGACATACCAAAAAGAGCCACCCTCCGGATGGGTGACTCTAAATGGGTTTATTTATTTAATTTTGGGTATTAAAAAAGCACTTAGCTTTCGCTAGGTGCGTTTTTTTGTTCCTTTTGTTCTTTGATTTTCTCTTCCTTGCATTTTTCAGCAAGCTCTTTGAATAACTCTTTTGGGTCTCGCTTGTCATCATCGTTTAATATTAAGAATTCCAAATTCCACACCTACCTTATTTTAAATCTTACACCGTAATTATACAGTAATTTACTAATGTTATCAATATTTTCAGATACATCATTCGTAAAATTCATTTGAGATAATATTGTGTTAACTTCATAAGAATCTACACTTATAGTTTTAACTAGATACATGACTTTCCCTTGATTCGTTACAATAGTTAGACTTCTTACGGAAGTGGTATTCACAAAAAATGCAATATCATTAAACGAAAACGTTGAACCTTTTGGATGATTATGCAACACATCTAAACTTCTTTCGGGAGATAGCTTTAAGAGTAACCCAGTTTCATGAGATTTTGCAAAGTCAACTATATTCTCTGTTCCGTATACTTTAGATACTCCATTTTTAGAAATGATATAAGCCACTTCATTCGAATGGTTGTTTTTCATTGAATCTTCTAACAATTGCTTATGCATTAGTTGAATGTTTCTGTTTTCAACATCGCTCAATGCTGGGATATTGACAAGCGGTACTTTTTCAATGGCTTGTGGTGTGATATTTACTTTTAAATCATGTTTTTTCGCTTGACTCAAGACATCTTTCAACTCAAATCCATGAGCTTCTTCAAACGAATTGAGTTGTTCTCGATATTGTTTCACCTTACCACGCCACTCAGTAGCACGAGCACGATATGTCTCTTGGTTCTCAGCATCAAGACTGTTCTTCGCTAGACGATTATAGCTCTTTGCTTGTCTCTTAGCATGATTGAGCTTGTTCTCGATTAGTTGTCGTTCCTTGATGACGGGCTTCTCTTCATAGTACCTTGATTCGGGCTTTGAGCTTATGCCTTCGAAATATGTCGAATGCTTGTCCTTACAATTAGGATGATACAAGCCAGCCGCCATCGCTGAACTCATGAGTGGATACGGTCCGTCTTTAGAACTTCCACCACTCCACACATCATCGATGAGCACCTTACCCTCAAATGGCATACATAATGGACACGCATTGAATCGCTTGTTCAATATGACCGTGGACACGCCCCATTCTTGTCGCTTTTGACCTTCGCCCATTAGATAGGCTCGCTTACTTGCTGTTCTCACAGCCATGTCAGCATACGACACAATGTTGTGGACAGCCCCGTTCGAGTACGTGATGCAATTCAATCCGTTCTTCAAAAAGTTGCTTGTTGCCATGTCCACAGCCTTCTCATAGGTTATGGCTCCCGAACTTGCTGCGACTTGTGATTGGAAGATAATTTTGCGATATTGGTCGTTCGCATATCGAAGCACAGCGGTTTGGGCTGTCTTCATGTCATGCTCGACCGCATTCATCAACGCATCTAATCGCTTTTGATTTGTTTGGAAGAATCCAGCACTTAGACCACGTTCACGCTTGAGAACGTAGCCTTTCTCGAGTGCCTTCAAAACGTTGAGCTCCTCATCGCTTGCACCTTGCAATGATGCATTGGCGATGGTCTCTCTGATTTTCTTGTTCATCGACTTAAATTCAAGACCGTACTTCTTAGATGCCTCTTGTTTAAATCGTTGAAGTTCTTCGAGTTGGATTGCCTGCCATTGAGTCCATTCGATACCAATCTCAGTTTCTTCCGCCTTGTGTTTCTTGAGATTCCTCGTCATGGACTCGAGCAATTCATTCTCGATTCTTTCAAATGCTCGACTAACATCATAAACCATTCGAATACACCTTGAATCCTTTCAATCGATATTCTCGAATCAATTTCTTAAGTTGAGTTCTTGATGTTGCTTTCAAATTCATCATCTCAATCTGACCGTCTTTCTCGACCGCATAGATTCCGAATGGACAATACTCCTTACTCATGTTGAGAAGTGCTTTCGCTTGATCCGTTCTCATTTGGTAGTTCTTGTTCATGATTCTCACTAGCAAGTTCATC